CAGAACTTGGTCCGACAATATCCCCGAAGGCTCCATTGTATATCTTAACAGATGTACAATTATTTAATGTGATAGTCGGTGTAATAGCAGTGACTGAAGTGCCAGCTAACCCAACTACTATCAAGTAACGAGTGAGTGGTTGTGCTACGAAAGAAAAGGTGGTGTTAGTAACGGTTACAGCAAGAGTACCAGAAGTAGCAACTTGCGTAGCACCAAAAGGATTGGCCCCATTGGCGCCAGACCTTAACGAATGGAATGAGAGTATATCACCACCAGTAGTTGCTGGTAAAACTGGTTTCATGAATTCGACACAATAACTAACCCACAGCTCACCTAGAGCTTGAATTGGATTAGTTTGTGTGGCGAATTGAAAGTTGCCATAATCGTATAACCGTAGATCTTGATTGCTAGGGACAGCGCCAGTTCGCACATACCGTTTTGGTAACGTTGTGGAATTGATAGAGCACTCTATTCCATGCATCAAGCCGACCGTAGGTTTAACTGATACGGCAAACTCTGCGTTCTCCATTTGTTGTTTTGTTGAGTACAATGGTACATCAGCATTATAATTTGTGGACATAATCACAACACCAGGAGCGCCTGATGTTACAAAATCAGTGATTAGTGGTCTAAATTCGAATACCACACCATGAAATCGATACTCTTGGTAATTCTCTGCAATTGTCGCCAACCATGGAAATGTTTGTTGCATACCGGGATTCAGTGGATAGCTAGTGTTGTTAAAACCAGCGGTACCTTGGATGTCTCCTAGGTACTCACGATGGCAAACAATGTTGGTCGCGTCCGTAGTACTAAATTGTGGTATCTGTTTACCATTGGTGAGCACGTTGTATGATGGTGGCTGGCCAGCGAGAGTGTAGTCACCAGAACCGAAAATGGAACCAATGCCAGACCCAAGCCATTTGCCAATCCCACCACCAATACTAGAATTACCGAACATCCCACCAAGTGAACGACCGATAATTGCACCAGTATCCGAGAAAGGTGTTGGTTTCTTCTTTCTTGATACTTTTAATTTCTTTACTTGCTCAGATAATTGGTTGATCTTAATAGCCTCTGAGGAAAACTTATTAGAACGTTGTTTATTTCTTCTTGTCATTGTATTGGATACCGCACGACAGAACGGGACTGTACATCCCTACCAAACCAATATGGGTGCGCCGTGCAGTCTCTTGGCATTTTGGTTAGCACTCTAATGAGTTTTGGGCAATGATTGGTAGGAACCCAATTTACGCATATACGGTGATTAGCGGGTGTTAACGAGTTTTCCTTCTCGTGATCCCGGTACATATCAATATGGTAAAGGAGTGAACCTATCATTGATATCGCCGGTCGTCAGTGTTAAGTTAGCATAATGCGCCTCAAGTGCAAGTTGCTCTTGAGGGGAGATATTGAAGGCGAGCCAAAAGGAATATCGGGTATAATCTGATGGTTTAACTGGTTTTCTCTTCATACCAGCGGAGAGTCTAAAAAAACCACCGTCGAGAGTTGGATCAGTTAATGGTTTAGCACCGTCGGAATTCCTTTTG